TATATAATCTGGATTAACAGCGGGTAGCAAGTTAGGATCAACTATCTGTGCTAGTTTACGCTGATATTCTCTCCACCATCCAGTGTTTCTTATTTGTGTAAGAATACGCTGACTGGCAAGTTCTAAGTAATCGTTGATTTCGTCTTCTGTTAAATCTTCATTGGCTTCAAAAACGCGACTATCACGCTGAGTGACATCCTCATAAGTTGCGAAACTTACGAATGTTTTGTAACTGTATATAAATGCTCTGTTCATTGTGATAGTCCTTTAGATTAATTTAGCAATTAAGGGTTGATGCTTGAGTCAAACTGCAAGTAACGACCGTAGTTGTTTTGTAGGATACCTGTGCCATAGTATGCAGAACATACAATGTCATCACCCAAGAAACTTGCACGGCGTTGTGTCTCAATAGAGATATCACCAATCATACCAAGACCAAAAGCGTCACGGTGGAAAACAGCACCATTAAAATCACCAGCTGTGCCAGTGTTAGCAATGTTAGATGTTTCATAAACTGGGATACCAGCGATTTGACCAACATAGCCCATACGCATAGCTTCGTTAGAAACTTCACTGTATGCACCTGCTGTGAATGGAGTGTTACCTTGAGTTGTCAAAGCTGCCTTCAAGTCATAGGCAATTTCTGGGTGCAATACGCAGACCATTCCTTCTGAAGGAACAGCACTGGCTTTCAATTTAGCAACTGCTTTGAAAATATCAGCGGCTGTGATTTGACCTGTGCCATCACCAAAGCCAGCATTCAATAAACCAAACTTAGCTGTCAAGTCTTGGTCCATTTTACGAGCAATAGCTTCACCAAATAGTTTACCTAAGTCAGCAACAACGTTAGAAGCGGCTGATGTGCGAGCCAAGTCAGTTAACAATGTGCGGATAGCAACTGGGCTAACAACTAATTGTGCTGTGTTTGTGCTAACTGCTGTGTTATCAACTTCATTACCTTCAGTAACAGCGGCTGCTGACTGAGTTGGGTAAATTGGAACATTTACATTTTTACCTTGACCTGGAGCCAAAGTATAATTCTTTACGAGACCACGCATAATGGATCTCTCGCTGGCTACGAACATCGCTTCTTGGATGATCTCTGGTAGCAAGTCGTTTAGTGTTGTGGTTGTTGAACCGGCCATAATAAATTTCCTTTATAAAATTAGGCTAATCCTGCAGATTTTCTATATTCTGCGTAGATTTTTCTGTGCTCAGGATTTTTCATATCCAAGCTCTTTAAGTCTAACTTCTTAGTAGTATTTGCTGTGACATTGCTTTTAGTATTAGTTGTGGCAGGTGCTGCCGACACAAAATGCGGATTGCTTTGTAGCCACGATTGGACAAAACTATCTACACTTACGGGCTTGCCGCTGTCATCGTAGCGAACAACACCCTTTTCATCTAATACTTCAACTTCACCTTCCGGACTAAGTCTAACTTGATTACGAATCAATGCTTTGACTTGATCTGGATTAACAGCACGATAACGAGCTGCCGCATCTACAATAGGAGTTTCAACTTTGAAACTTTCTATTACTCTATCCCTCTTTTGAATTTCTGCATCCTTCTTGGCTGCTAATTCTTGTATAACACGATCAAACTCTCCACGCTTTAGTTGTTGCTCTTGTTGAATCTTTTGATGCTGACTAACGATTTCTCGTAGTTGCTCTGGATCACCAAGTTCTTCATACTTGCTTGAGTATTTCTTTTCTAGTTGACTTTTGGTCTTTGCTAGAATAGCATTTACTTCAGCTTGCGTAAAAGTTTTCTCTGTTGCCTGAGTTTCATTGGAAGGCTCAGTTCCTTCATTGTTGCCAATATTTTGTTCGGTCATTGTATCCGCGCCTCTTTCTAGAGTTAAGTTTGTGGACAAATAATTTTGTCCGTATTGTATTTATACTTTTTTATTCGCTTATTGGAGCCCACACAGCACACCAATAATTTGTTCTTACTGGAGCATTGTTCCAGCGTGTGCATAATCCTTCTAAGTAATATCCGCAGTTCTTACAGTTTTCGCTGCCTGTGGCTAGGTCATATGCTTCAGGTAAGTCAGGACTAATAGGCTTACCATCAGGATAAACATAATGAACTTCTTCTTCATCAGGACTGGGAACACCTTCTTGTTCAGCGTATTCTTCTTCAAGTTCGTGTTCAGGACTTTCAATGTCAATAGTTTCCATAACAGCATTTTCTATCAATGCTCGTTTAACTGGATCTTGAACAATCTCAGATGCTGTCTTAAGTTGACTTAGTTCATTGTCAGTATTATGAAGTGCAAAATTATCTGGATATGTAATCTCGCCATCCCAAGTTGCACCCATATAGGTGTAAATGATCTGCCAGATTTGTTCTTCTGCTAGTTCTAAGTTATCAGCAATACTGCTTAGTCTTGCGTTAAGTAATTGGAATTCTGTTTCTATAGCGATTCCTGACATCTCACGAGTTTCTGTTACGCGAACTGCGCCAACATTACCCATACTGTCAATCATCTTTTTTCTGTTGTTGATAGAATTATAAATCTTATCAATCTGACCACCTTCAAACTGTAGAACATATGGCTTTAAGTTAGCATCTAGATTTTCTTCCATTGTAATAACTTGACCTGCTGCCGCACCCTGTGCGTTTGTGCCAGCAGTTGCAACTAAACTTGGGTGAGTGTCTAATCTAATACTGTCATAGACTTCTGCAAGTTCATTGTAAATCATACGCTGTTGGTCAGCAATGTCATCAATCAAACTATTGCCTAAACCTCTAACAGGACTGCGTTCTGCATAAGCACAAACAAATGGTAGATAACCTAGACCATTTATTTCTTCCGTCATTTCTAATACACGCTCTTGTTGTGTGTCAGCACGATAAGTTGTAATCTTTTCTGTAGTCCATTCCTTGACAATGGTTTCAGTACCATTGACTTCTTCAACATACTTGATATAGTCTAATTGATAACCGCCATTAGGTTGACGCTTCCAACGCCAGTCTGTAACTGCTAATGGATTGTACATTGACAAATATGGTCTAGCATTCATAGCCTGTTCATCTGCCATAGTAACTGCGCCAACATTGGCCTTGGCCACACAGATCCACATATGGCCAAATACACTGGTCCAAGTTGCTACATCTTTCATAAACGCATCCATACTGCGTCCATCTAAGTCAGCATCTTCTAAAATGTCTTCAATGGTAAAGTTATTTTCTAAACTACCAAACTCTCTGTCAGGCTTTTCTCTAAACAAGAAACTAATGTAAAGACTGATTAGACTTTTACATTGATTGTCTAACGGGCAGTTGTTTAACCTAGCGGCATAGTCTGCATCGCTTTCTAATGCATAACGCTGTAGGTAAGCACCTTCACGATAGGCCTGTCCACCAGTATATGAATCTAATAAAAACTTCCAGCGTAGTTGATTTCTGCTGTAAGTTGTGTTGCCACTTGTTGCCTGTAAATAGGCATTTTGAAATGTTTGTAACTCGGCCATAATTATAGGCTCCTTTTAATCTAATATTTATGCTAATGCGTGGCCAAATCTTTGTGGCGCTCTAATCTCTATTTCTTTGTTAATTGGAAATAAGAATTGTATTGCGTAAGTTAACGCATCAAATTGATGATCAAATCCCGAATCTTTGTCAGGGATCTGTGTGCCTTCTTTATAACAAAATTGCTGAAGGCTTTTAATAGTATGCTTGCATTTGGCGTCAATGTAAAAGCGACAAGTACCATCATCACGCAAGTGAAAAAGACTGTTGGCTGCATTTATTCTATCCTTAACTAATGGATGTTGTTTATGATATCTAACTGCGAATCCTGCATTCTCTAATAACTTAATGTCTGTATTTCCGTTTGCTGATGTCTTACGCTGAACACCTGCTGGATCTGGAAATATCTGTATAGGATTTCTAGGGTATCTATTTCTAATCTCATCAATTAGTTCATTAGTATTACTACTATGTAAAACAATCTCATCTATTTGATGTAAACCATCTCGGGTGCGACGCATAACTGTGCAACTCATTGGATTCACATTGAAGTCAGTGCCCAGTATAAGAGGTTCTGTTGCTGACACAGGTTCTGCAGATTTAACATTGTGTTGACCAAAACTATAAGCAATGATACCTGAGAAGTTTTCAAAAGTAGCCATAAACTCTTGTCTAAAAGTTCTAGCATCTAAATCCGCTCTAGCCTGTGCAACTTCTTCTTCTGGAACATTGCCTCCATCAATAGTAGTGAATTGAAAACTAACCCAATTCTTTTTAGTAAGTGCATTGTCAAACAAATCTTTAAACCAATTCATACCCTTAGGTGTGCCTAGAAATAATGCGTGTCCACCAGTATCACTTAATGTTGGGCGTAATACTTCATACCACGCTTCAGGATGCATATCAGCAACTTCGTCTAAGACGATAAAATTATTGCCAGTTCCTCTAAGTGCATCAAAATTCTCTGCACCTTTGAGTTGTATCTCACTGCCATTAACTAATTCTAAACTAAGTTCTGTTTCATTTACTTTGCGAACCCAGTTGATGCTGGTAAGTTTCTTTTTTAACTTTTTCCACAAGATATTTTTAGCCATTCTATATGTTGGAGCAACATAGATAACTTTTTGATCTGGTAAGCTGGCAAACTTGGCAATTTCTCTAAGTGCTAAATGTGTTTTGCCAAATCTTCTACCACAGCAGGCCACCCTGAATCTAAATGGTGCGTCAGCAATCATTCGTTGTGCTTTACTCAGTGCCATCTAATTCTTTTAATTCTTCACGCATATCATCAAGATCTTCTTGACTAACTTCTTCATCATCTGTGAATGGCAATACTTTACTATCATCTGTGGTCATTCCACTATCACTCATTCCCAGCATATTTTTTGCTAAGAAGATTTGAACTGCGGCATTTAGGTTTACACAAGCGTTCTTAAGCATTGCTCTGCGTAAACTAATCTTCAACGATTCACGACCCTTTGTTAAGTTTTCGCTAAAGTTGTATCTAATGGCTTGTTCAGTAACACCAAACCAGTTTGCTATATCAACATTGGTGCAGCCTAATGCGGCTAAGTCTTCTACTTCTTCAGGAGGAATAACAACATTGTTGCGGCCTATTAATTTGCCTTCAACAATCTTTTCTCCCCAAGCATTGGCTTTACCTTGTGCCATTTACAATATATCCTTTAGTTTTTTTAACTCACTGTTCGTGAGAAACATTTCATAGCGTGTGTCTAATACACTTTGACTGTAAAATTCAATATGCCAACAGTCTGTGGCTTCTACCCAAGTCTTTTTAACTCTAAGTTTATAATCGTTGTTGTTGATTATATCCCAGCTTTCTTTTGGTGCTTGTCCACCGTATACAAAGAATTGTCCGTGTTTGCTCATTATATATTTACCCTTTATTTTTATAAAATCTTTTTTACAGAAAAATCTGTTGTGATAAACTTTGCATTTAACTTCTTAGCTAAATTCTTTGCTGGTGCTGGACTAGGAAAAACAGTTTTAATATATTTTCTTATTTCGCCTTGAGCAGTCCAGCGTCTTGTTCTAAAACTGATAGGTTGATCTTTGTATAACACAGCCCATAGTCCTGATGCTGTCATAATATCTATGCTGTCAAAATCACTGACATTAGTTGATATAATAGTTTCAGCTGGTGGTCTGGCCATCTAAGACTTTCAATGGTTTAAGTATACGCTGTAATTCTGGACAGACAATATTAGCCTGCATCCAGTTTTCTTTGTCCCAATATATTCTCCAATAGTCAAACTGCATATCATATTCTTTGTTGGCAGCAAATCTAGTAATAGTAGTTTTGGCTAGTTCGCTGACATCTTCGTCTAGTAAACTAAACATATATTCGCTGATTCTAGTTTCAAATCTGTTGATCATAATAGTAGTCCTTGAGTTGTGGAAATTCTTCAATGGCTAAAAACCAGTTTGGTCTTGTAAATGTTAATGTATAAATTCTTGTTCTTGGATCAAACAGCATAATGCTACAATGACTTTTTAACACATTAACAAAATCTTGTATGTTATACATCTGTGTTAGTACAGCAAATTCTTCAACAGGTATTTTAGCATCTATCATACTGGATCTCCAAATTTGTTTTTAAGTCTGTTATTTGTTTTAAGTTCAAAGTGATTGGGATTACAGCACATCTGGTTAGCACACTTCAATGTTACTTGATAGGGAGTAACATCTTGGCCAGTTTGACTCATATAAACTAATCTTCTTGCCTGTGTCATCTGTGGAACACCATTTTTTCTTGCGCCCATTAAAGCACCACTAGGGCTCATTGCACCTGAATATTCCCAGCATTGTTCAGTGTCAAAACTTGTTTCAATCTTTGACCACAATATTTCGTCGTTCCACGACCAAGGGCCTATGTGTTTGTATTCAGGTTTTAATGTGTAATGGTCGTGTCTCATTGTGGTTCCTCTGTATAATACAATGCTAATATTTCAGGATTGGCTTTAAACAAATGCAGTATACCTGCAGCCATAGTATCAACCTGTTGTTCTGTTAGGCATTGGTTCAATGTTATTTCTAAGCAATGCACTAATTCGTGAGTCAATGTCTGCAACATAACATCTTCAGGTAGATCTGGATCTAGAATAATTGTATTGGTCATTGGATCGCATAGGCCCATTGTTTCGTGTAGTTCTTTGGCACCTGCTGTTCTTATCTGCCATTGCTGACTCATAAATGTAAATCCACTGGGTATCTGCATATTATTATTCCTTATAGTGTATTTATCTTTTGTTGTCTAAAAAGCTATGATTAACAACAATACTATCTTTGATAGTCGCAATTAATCTGCCGTTTTTATAGTGTTCTCGAGTACCATCGGGATAGTCTTGCCAATAACTTAACTTGGGGTTTCTTAAGTATTCTACTAAAAACTCTTGTTCATTAAGTTCGTGATATATAATATCTTTGATAGTTTCACTGTCATTTTGTTCAATAATAATTGTTTCTGGTATTCTGTATTTCATTTTTTTCCTTTACTTGCGTTGCAACTTCTGCATAATATTTGATAGTCAGCTCTTGCATCGTGATATTCTATCCAACTATCAAATTCTTCTGGTTTAATTAAATTGTGTCCAATTTGTTTTAATCCTGTGCCTGTATCAACATTGGGATTTTGTTCAAACCATTGTTCAAATAATGTATTAAATGGTATAGTTTTATGATCCACTTGTAAATTATCCGTTGTTTGACATTGTTCACACTCTTCTGCAAACTGTCTAATTTCATTCATTAATGGTGCAATAGCTGCTCTACAGGCCTGTGCTACATCTTGTCGGCGTTTGGCATCTATGGGTTTAGCATCTATTGCTTTATTCCAACTTTTAAAATCTTCAGTATCTTTAACCCAAATGTTTCTTGTGCTTGAATTAGGTGGAGGAGTTAAACGTTTTTGATATGATTTATAAGTCCAACCTGTAATAGCATTAACTATTGCTACTTCTTCTTTTGTAAAATCTTTGTTTAATAGGATAGAGTCTAAAAATTCCCCCATTATCTTTTTACGATTTGCTTTTGTATCTTTAATCATTTGTAGTCCATCTCCACATATCGCAGTTTAATCTTTGCATAAGAGTAATCATAGTTGTATGTCTAGTGTGTGTTGAATATGCTTCATTCCATATTTTATCTACATCCGCAAGTCCTGTGCGTAAACTACTATCTGTACCTGCTATCGTGCTGATAATATCCTTAAATTCTAAATATCCTAGCCCTTTGCTTTTACAAACAACTGCTAATGGTAGTGCATCTGCATAACGCATATTACTGCCAGTTAACAAAGTTTTGTAAATGCTAGGTGCTAATGGATCTATTTCGCCTTCTTTTGGTCCTGCAATAATATTATTGCTAATTTCTTTAACGGATAAGAATAATGCTTCATATCTGCGATCTGTTTTATTCCATTCAATAAATCGAATATCTGCATTATCTTTACTATAGCAAGGCAAATAAAATGCTTGGCTAATAGTAAAACTTGCTCTATCCACATTAAAAGTATCGCACATACTGTCGTGTCTTTGATCAAATTCGATTCTAGTCAAAGGTGTGTTTAGAGGTAATAATAATCTAAACTTTTCTTTTTCTTGACTATTTCTAAAAGTACTGTATATTAAAAACTCATAATCAATAAATTCTTCTACAGCATCTTGTAGTGTTCTAGTTCCATCAATGTCTAATACTAACGCATAAATCTGTGCTACATTTGGTTTACATCTACGTATAAATCCTGGCTTATGTTCCGGACTTTCAAAATTGTCAATCCAAGAACATAAGTTAAACATCATTGGATCTTCTTTGTTTTCTACAAGTTGTTGACTATCTTTTAGAATATTAACAACGGTTTCAAAATCGCAGTCTACAACTACATCAGGATGTATATACGCATCATTTATGTTTTTATATAGATTAAACTTCATAATTTACTACTTTCTTAAACGGGGTGACCCTTAAAAATAACGGGGTAACACAACGGGGTGATTTGCTGAAAAATTGACCCTGACCTGCCTTGCAGGTGCCTGTAATGCTGGTTTTACTCATCTTCATCCTCATAAACGGGGTAAACGGGGTTGATTTGCGTTTTTGTAAAAAGCTGGTCTGCAACATCTATTTCTGCTGTTTCTACACTAAAATCACGCAGTTCTAAACTGTCTTTAGTGATTGGAGTTTTCTTGCTCCAAGGTTCGTTGCTAATCAAACGGAAGTCAAAAGTGTTAGCAGTAGGATCAATTCTACGAATAGCACCTTTATCTTTTTCTACCAACCCTCTCGGACCCATACTAATTTTATAATAGGCCTGTTCCACTTTTTCTACACTCTTATGTCCTTTTCTACTTAAAAACTCATCAAACTTTTTAGTCATTGGACCAGCATTTTTAATGCGTTCTTCAGTAGTTGCTTCAATAATCTGTTTAAGAAACTTCATCGGCATAAAACCTTGATTAATCATAATAGGCAATACTTGTTCAAATATAGTGGTCCAATTATCTTTTTGTTCTGCAATTCTATCCAAATAGTCAACACCGTGCAATGGTGGCAATACATTCATATTATGTACATCCCATTTTTCAATACAATGAGCTACCCATTTACCAGAACTGATTCTATTTTCGAATAGTTTAGTAGCCATTTCATCTGCGGCTCTTCTACTATCTTCATCGGTTATTTCATATTTCTCTTGTAAATGATCCAAAAGTTTAAGTTCTGTAGATATAATACTCCAACGTCTATCTTCTCCGCCGATACCTCCACCTACTAGTTTAACTAAACCTGTGTTATCTAATACAATAGTATTGGCTGTAGCATCGACTGTATAACTATCAATACCCTTGCGTTCAATCATTACAGCAGGGTTACCTGTATTTTGTTTAAGTTCATCTTGTGGAAAATTACTTTTCTTTTCATCATCTAATACTGTAATAACTTTACCTTCCATTACAGCATTAAAACCTCCAGTTAAGTTTTTACTGCGGATAAGTCCTACACCATTTTCTGTAAAAATACTTCGCAACAATACAATAAACATACCTTTACCATTACCGCCCGGGCGACCTGTAATACTTAAATTAGGAATAGTTTTACATTTTTCAGGATACAAATATTTGAACGCTACCCATTTTTCAATGTAATCAATATTTTCTTGTTTACCTCCAGCAAGACTATAAATTAAATCATCAAATAATGGATCATAGTCTGTACCATTATCTATAGGAGCCCAATATTTTCTTTGTTCATTAATAATGTTATAAACTTCATCATCTCTCCATTTATCATCATTAAAACTGCTGGTGCGAATAACATAACTTTTACCACAACGTTCAAAACATTGTCTAATATCAACTGAGCTAAGTTCATCAAACTGTCCGCTAGTCTTGCTTAAATTGTTTAATACGCCAGGCAATTCAGTTTTACTTAAAATAGTTTCCACTAGGTTAACTTTAGTTTCAGTTTTACTATAATTTCTAATCAAAATATATTTGTCATCACTGCTAATATAAGCAATAGTATTATTGGCAATAACGCTATCTAAACTTTGTTTTGCTTTCTTTTTATTTTGTTCTTGAATAGCATTTAACTCTGTAGTCAAATCGGCTATTTCGTGATCCAGTTTTTGTAGTTTTTCGAAACGAATATTTTTAACATCTGGATCAACTTCGTTATTGTAAAGTTTTTCAGTTTTACTTCTTTCCGTTTGCAAGGATTTAATTTTTGTGCGAATATTATCCGCGCTAGTTTCCTTGTTTATTTTTATAATGTTATCAATCACATTATTTCTCCTAAGGTTAGATATTATACTCAAAGGTTTGAGTATCGGAACACTTGGAGGAAATTATTATTGCCTCTCTACGTAGTTGCCACCGGAGTTTCACCGGACGGAATAAAACATCTCACTGCTTTACTCACCGCTTAAGGCCATTGAAGGCCTTAATTGGTTTGTGAGATTTTGTCAACTACGACAGAGGTGTAGCATTGCACTACACATTTATTTATCTCTTAATATTTTAATTGAGGCTTAGTTTCTGTCCATTCTGGATAACCTCCCATTCTTTTTATTTCGCTGTCATATTCATACCAAGTAATAGTCTTTTCTAACAATTCCCGTTTTAATAAATCAATGGTCTGTTGTTTGATAAATTCAGCACGTTCTGGACTGTTTAACATTTCGCGCTCACGAATATCTTTTTTAAGTTTTTTAACTTCTTCTTTATATCCTTGAACTCGTAAATCGTGTCCTTGTTGTTTTAGCATATCAATCAATTCTATGGCCACAGCACTTTGTTCAGCATTGCCTAAATCTTCTTCATAACGGATTTCTTTAGCCCTGCGTTCTGCTCTCCAATGACGAATTTGATGTGCAGTAACAATACTAGTATCTTTAATTAAATCTTCTAGAAAATCTCCGGCCTTCATATTAGTCAATGGATAGCCATCGTAAAATTCTATACCTCGCTGTTCATTGTCTCTGGCAAATTTTAATATCCATTCATATTCACTATCATCTTCTGTTTCTATTTCTAAAATAGGTGTTAATGTATACTCAATGCCTGCAGCCAATAAGTCACGACACCAGCGATATTTGTAAGTATCATATTCTGCGTGTTCCGGATTTAATGGATTTTTAAAATGTTCACGGCGTCTACGTTCTACATCATTAGTATGACCTACATAAAATACCACCGGTTCATTATCGGCTAAAAATGCCAATGTATATAATGTCTGCATCAAAAACCTCCTAGACAACGATCCATATCATCGTCCAGCATCTTTTGAAAATAATATTCTTGGCGTTCAGTCTGAGCCTGTTCTTCTTTGACCAGTTTATGCCATAGTGCAATATTGTGGCAGGCCAAGGCTTCTCTGCGTTCTTCTTCGTAGTTGAATAAATTTTGGTTTAACATATATCTCCTTTAATGTTGTATTGTATTTATCATTATACATTAAAAACAGTGGTTTATCAAGTAAAATTCAGCCAAAAGAAAAGACCAAGAATGCCTAAAAACTTGGTCTTTTCAGTGTAACAGGACTTGGCAGTACTTTGGCAAATACAAAAGAAAGGAATATAAAGGAATATATGTCTAAAATTGCCTGCTACAATACTTATTTATACAGGTTCTTCATAAATCATACTAAAGTATTACCCTATATTTTAGTATTATATCAACAAAAGTAGTAGACAAAAAAAAGCCCCAAGAGTTATAACACTCCCAGGGCTCAAAGTTTGCAGTAATTTTAACTAAAGGCAGGGGATTAATAATCCTCTACCTCACTATCAACCTCGGGCTGATAGTTTAGGACAGCACCTCTTGGTGTGCCCACAACTTTGACAAGTTTGTCATCGTCAAAGTATTTACTTTTAAATTTCTCATAATAGCCCTGTTGAAACAATCTTTCTTCAGTGGTAAAAGTTGAACGATTGCTATAATTGTTTTCTCTGTTTAACAATGGGCGACGAGGTCTAATTGGTTTGGCAGTGGCATAACGCCAAACAGCCTGTGGCTGTAATTTTAATATTTCTCTGTTGAACAAAACTGCCTGCAATTTTTCTTCGGCAACATATAAACTCATCCAACCTTTAAATTTTCTAGTATTGATTGTTTTGTCCAAATAATAAAAACATTGATGCTGAATAAACCGTAAATCGTGTGGTTTCTTATCGTAGATAGCAAAGTTGTAGTTATCAGGCTCAGCGCCTGTCCAAGTGGTATCAGGGCAACTGGTCATAGTCCAATCCAAGTGTTTAGTAATAACTAATCTTGGATCAACTAGACCAGATACTTGGGTATCAATGTATTGCCAATTGCGGCTTAAAGGTTCTCTCATATCCATATTTAGATATTTGATCCACTTTAATTATTTTACAATTAAGTATCCTGCAAATGCAAGTATGGCAGTGACAATAGTACCAAATGTCGCAATTAACTGTACTTGTTTACTGGAATTTTGACGCTCCAGCAATAACTTGATCTCGCTAAAGCCCTGTTGAGTTTGAGCTTTAAGGGCACTGACATCTGTTTCCAATTTGGCAAGTTTTGATTCCACATTGTCTAACCTTTCTTCAAGTGCTTTGTATCTAAGTTCACAGAGTTGAACGTGAGACTTTAATGTATTTTCTTTAAATCCGTCCATACGCTTACTTTTTCTTTTTTGCTCGCTGTTCGCTGAGGCGTATTGCCACACCTTGCTTTTGAGCCTTAGCTCGGCCGCCTGGTCCTGGGTAATAGTGTCCGCTTGATCCATACTTATATCCTGTTCCGCCTCTAGGGCCTGTTACTTTTCTAACTGGCATTATTTTCTCCCTGGGCGCTTCTTGCGATTAGTTTTCGTTCTCATTCCTCGTTCTGGTAAGTTTCTCATTTTATGCTCCTTTATGCGCCTACGGGCACTAGTGTTAAGAATAATGCTGATGTTGCAGGTCCAAATGCTGTTGCGGTAAATGTTGGGAAGTCAATGTGTGTGGCATCATCCACAGCATACATTAGTTCCCAATAATCAGTGCTGTTGCTACTTTCTATCATATTGTCCCAGCCTGCTATAGTTAGTGCGTCACCAGCGCCTGCGGCTTTTGGCACACCTACACGACCCATTGATCCTGGAACATCTGTGCCATTGCGTCTCCACCAAAAGTAAGCGATGTGTTCTGCGGCACTGTCATCATTTCTAACCTGCACACTGAACTGTAGTTTATACATACCAGCCGCACCAGGAACAATACGACTCGTAGTATTCACACTGGCGACATTAGCATAGTCTATGGTTGGTAATGCAAACGCATAAGCGGTATTGTCTGCGGCTGGAACTATAGTGTTTAAGTTTTGCCATTGTCCATAGACACGGTTGTAGTTGATGTTGTTACCGATTAGTAGATTGTTATTACTATCTTTGAATGTAGTAGTATCACCTTTAATTTCTGTGCTAACTCCACTGCTTAAAAATACATTAAGATTTGTGTTAGTTCCTGGTTTAACAATTTCAATGGCTACAGCAGTGCCTGCTTGAGAACTTGTCCAATTTTCTACAGCATACCAACGAAGTTCTCCACCTACAACATTGGCTGTGGTTGGTCCTGTGCCTGTGGTAAGATTACCATTGAAAGTAAATTGACCCAGTCTATCACCTGACTGTGTTGGCGATTTGCTGCCAGCACTTTCTCTAAATGCGTTAAAGTTAAATGTAGGAGTTACACTACCAGTTGCACTGGCACCATATAATGCGAACACACTGGCTGTAGCATCTAAGTCAAGTAATAGACTGCTGGAAGTGTATGGACTGCTCCAAGTATATTGTGCTCTTGTTCCATTGTCTACAACACCGGAAAGATAATTATTACTGCTGTTATTGATTCTAAACTCATTGCTTTTGATAGTGCTTGTTCCACCACCATTGACCTGTAAATTACCAGCCAAAGTAGTCAGTGTATTACTTGTCATAGTAATATTTGTATTACCATCACTGGCCTGTATGTCATTGCCACCAACTTTAATATCACCAGCAAATGAAGTTAATGTGTTACCATTTAAAGTGATATTTGTGTTGCCATCACTGGCCTGTATGTCATTGCCACTAATTCTTAAATCACCACCAACAGTTACTAAACTTTCAGTTAAGTTTAACATATTAAAGTTAGTGCCGCCTGTGCTTGATGGTCTAGTTCTAAATGCCTGTGTATCGCTGGCTAAAGTAGTAGAACTGAAACTCATACTTAATGCAGTTGCAGTTAAACCTGCAATACCGTTTGTAGCAGCCAAAGGACTTAATGCTACAATCATACCTGTGCCGCTAGTTTGATTGGTCCAGTTTTCAAAAGCCTGGAATCGTAGATTACCACCAAGACCGTTAATACTTGATAACCAACCATCACCACCACCATTTATTGCGGCACTAGTAACTGTTTGACTTTGGCTAACTGTCCAAGTGCTGCCACTACCACTACCAGATATATTAGCTGTAATTGTTGTTCCAGTAACGACACCAGCACCAAATGTATAACTAGATATTAATTGACCAACTGCTGGGGTTCCAGTGACTAAAGTGCCAATGGTCAATGTAGTGCCGCTGATTGTAGAACCAGTTGAAGTAAAACCTGTGCCATCACTGACACCTGCCCAACCATTGGCAACAAGTTCTATAATATTACTATTATTAGTTAATTGTGTCGGGCTACTGGGATTTGTGCCACGAGCACTTTCACCAATAATACTATTTCGTGGAGTATTGGCATAGTTACGCATAACTAAGCCAGTGCGTTTGCCTGATGTAGTTGTTGAAGTTAGATAATTATCTAAACTAATACCACGATACGGACTTGTTGTGCCTGTAAGATAACCCCAAATATCACCTGCTGAGGCTGCCACTGTTTGGCGAATATTACCTGAGACATAGTTTCTGTCGTTGGTTAAATTACCACCATTGGCAAATGTCATTACAACATTACCAGTGCCATTTGGATCTAGTATAATGTTGCCATTACTTGCACCAGTAGTAATACTAAGTGCACCTGTTGAATCTGTGATTGTCCCGCCCTGAACATCTAATGTGCCTACTACTGCAACATTTGCACCACTTAGAGTAATTGCTGTTGCACTACTAGATTTGATGTCATTACCACTAACAGTTAAGTCTCCGGACAATACTGCATCACCTGTGACTTTAAGTGGTTGATTTAGTTCCCAACCATCTGTGCTGTTATTCCAAGTAATAGTTTTATTTGTATCACCTAACAATGTAATACCACCACCAGAGGCAGTTACATCTGTGGGCACGGCTACATTACCAATTGTAATGTTTTTATCTTCTACTAATAAATCTTGTGTGTTGATAGTAGTTGTAGTGCCATTGACAGTTAAATTACCTGGAATAGTAACTGTGCCTGATGCATTACCAATACTCATTGTTGTGGCAGCGCCACCAATGTTTACAGTTGTTGCGTTGGTATTGAATACAGTGGCAGTTCCGGTTGCAGTAGTTGTGATATCTGCACCATTAACTGCTAGGTCGCCTGCGACAGTTAAACTGTCAGCAACTAAATCATTGTTTACAGTTGTTGTGCCTGTGTTAGCACCAATACTTACAGTTGTGCCTGCACCAGCTATGTTTACTGTGGTTGCTGTAGTATTGAATACTGCGGCTGTAGCAGAAGTTGTAGTTATATCACCACCATTAACTGCTAGGTCACCTGTAAATTCTATATCACCTTGAACTTCTAAATCTCCAGTGACCACAACATCACCTGTTGCGGCATCCACTGTAAATGCGTCTTCGCCTACGGTAAAACCGTTTCTCACTTTGAAATAATCGTCAGCCATTGTTCATTTTCCCTTTGGTTGTTTATTCTTCAAAGATCGTTTTGAAGAGTCTAAATGTCGTGTTAGCGTATGTTGGTGTGGCCAGTAAGCGCACATAGTCGCCACTGATATCTGCTGTAATAGTTGCTAGGCTGGTCAATCCAGTTCTTAATTCACCATAACTATTGGTGATAACATTAGTGCCATCGTGTAGTAACATACCTTCCCAGATTTCATATTCTGTGCCTGCTCTAATTTGAACAACATAGTTACTGGCTCGCTGTGATATTTTATCGTATTGGTCAATGACCTGATCTGCGGCAGTTGTTGCCAGTGTAATACTGCTGGTTGTTTGTGCAACGTCACCTTTATAAACAACGGCCTCTGGATATAAACTTACATCATAGTTTCCAGGCTCACCAAACTCAATAAACTTAGTGCCATTAATGTCTTTGACTAATCTAATGAATTCATCATTGGTGCTGTTAAAGATTTTGTCGCCGTTTAGTCTTAGATTTGTAGTAACTGCAACATTGTTAAATGTCACTGAATCTGTAACAGCAACTGCTTGTCCAATGCTTATTTGTCCGCTGTTGATTGTAACACCGGTGCCTGCTGAGAAGTGGGCTCGCACTTCACTGGCTGAGGGACCAGTATAGGTAATAACTCCAGTGCTACTATCGTAAGACAAACTACCGTCACCGCCTGTGTCAGTCGCAGAGATGGACGACCTTGCGCGAGCATTTGTAAAATATTGATTAGTAGTGCCTTCATTGATATTATCCGTGGTTAAAACTACAGCTGGTCCAGTGTTGCCATTTACACTTTTAACACCGCTTTCAAAAGTGACAATGCCACCATTTACGACTGTAATATCATCTGTAGTATTAGTAACGCTAACGCTACTATTAGGAACTGTGACATCTATTGTTTGTCCTTCTGGTGTAGTTACTGTAATGCCGCTGGTATTAGTGACATCAATAACTTGTTGAGTTGTTGTTACTGAGATATTGCTCATAATATCTCCTTAGGCTATTGTTAGTGCTGTATAGCCTGCGGATAAAATAGGATTGCCAATGTCAACATCCGGTTCATAACATTGTATGAAAGCCCAACGATGACTGTTAACCTGTGTAGGAGTTGTGTTAGTTGTCCAAGTTACACCAACGATAGTGATTGGCACATTCTTACGAGCATCAGGAATAATTGCGCCTGTGTATAATCCGCCAGGGATAGTAATATTAACTAGACCTGCGGCCGCATTTACTACATTGATTGTAGTTGTATCTACTGCTAGGTCTTGTTTAGGAAAATAACCAATAACTAAACTTGAACTAAAGTTAGGAACGCCATTACGGTCATATGTAACTGGATTTACTACCAGCGTTTGAGCATCTAAGCCCCAAGTCCAACCTGTGATATTTTGATTGAAGTTGTAAGCGTATGTTCGCTTAGTTGAAGGGAAGATTTGTTCTACCTGAATGTTATCTGGGCCACCCAAATAATCTGCGAAACTTAATACACCTGACATAATGATTCTCCTGAGGAAGTAGGTATAGACTCTGCGGAATCTATACCATTATTTATGCAGAACTTATGCCTGAAGAGCTGCCAACAGTGCCAGTCGTTGTTCTTCTGTTAGTGTATTAACGAATGCTGTCATTGGAGTTTCATCTGGAACAATTCGTTCTACTTCTTCTCTTGATACAAGATTGCCATCTTGATCCCAAAATTCATTTACATCAATAATCTTTGTCATAATATTCTCCTTATACTTTTGTCCATCTTAGATATACTAAATTAGAAAAACCGGGTGTGCCAGTTGAATTGAAATCTGTGGTATATGCTGCCACTGTTGGAGTGCCAGAGGTATATGACAAACTGCCTCGTTTAGCCCAAAAATACACAGTGCCAAATGATGTATTATCTATAAACACCTGTGTTCCGGGTATAGCACTTAATACACTTCTAACACTAAGGTTAAATGCTGTGGCAGTAAATGGTGCAATCTGCAATCCTAATAGATAATTACCGGCAGGTAAAATCTTACCAGTTAGACCAGTTAGGCCTTTGTTTCCAGTTGTTGTTATATTTGTGACTTCACCAAGATATAATGCAGTAGTTGTTGGTTGCCAATAGTCATCTACATTATTAAAAAATACTTGAACACTGGGACCAACTGTTACGCCTGTGGCTGTTACTACATTGAATGCAAATGCACTTATATTAATACTATTATTTAAACTTACTGGAACATACCATACATTGCCAGTGGCGGCTGTTGCTAAAGATGTAGTGCTGGCTGCACTAGGTGATGATACTAATCCAGGTGCTATACTCCAAGTTGTTGCTGTAGAATCCCTTGATGAGTTTAATGAAGTAAATCCAAGATTGGTGCCACCTCCTGCTGTTGCCCAACTTGTAACTCCCAGTGTTGTTGAACTTAATACCTGTCCATTAACTGTGGGCAATGCACTGGGTAAAGTGTAAACACCTAGAGCATTAGCAGCCGCTTTGATTTCAGTAGTTCCACTTGAGCTACCAGATAGAATAACACTACCTTCTACTTCTAGTCCATTACGAACTGCAAAATTTTGAAATGCCATAATTCATTTTCCTTTTAAACATTGAATAATACTCTATACACACGCCAGGTTAGTGTGCCACCGCCTACAACTGTGCCACTGATTAAAACATTACCTGAACTAATGCTAGTGGCTAAAGTAACAAGATTACTCGCAGTCTTCATATCACTGTAAGTGTTTATATATGAAGTCGTTCCATTGTGAATAACATCAAGTTCTAGAATTTGATAATCAGTGCCTTTGGTAAAAGTTATTGCATATTTGCCGCTTCTATAAGTTGCTGCCGCAAATGTATCAATTGTTGTATTACCAGCGGCATTACTTCCAGAAAAACTTGCTGTATTAGTGCTACTGCCTTGTGTAATACTACCAATACCTAGATCAATATTATTGTTGTCATCAATGGTAACACCTGAATTTTGTATTAACTTGCCTGTGGTTAAATTAAATCTAGCCACTGCATTGTCTGTGGCACTACTTGGACCAACTACATCGCCACGAGCAATCCAACTCAATGTGCCACTACCATTTGTGCTTAGAACATATCCATTTGTGCCATCTGCACTGGGCAATGTATAAGTTGTTGCGGTAGGTGTTGCTCCTGCTGATAATGTTATTGATCCGCTGGTGCTACCTTCTAATTTTAATGTTCCAGGTAGTGTTGTATTACCACTAGCATCTAACAATGTTAATTCATTAGTAATAGTATTTGCACCTGGAATACCTGTGCTTGGATTTCCACCTCCACCATATTGGCGAACATAGATAGGTTCATTACCATTGTTACCAGAAGCAATAACCATAGCACCATTATTGCTGCCAGTTCCGCTAGGATCATAACCGCCTACAAACCAATAATCATTGGCAGCAATAATACCTTGAACACCTTTTGGAGTTGTTGTATTATTAAGTACTAGACCAAAGTTGTTGGCAAAATCCCAACTTACTCCATTCCAAGTTAAACTGCTATCAGCCGCATTTGTTTTACCATAAATTATTGAACTGGCTGCATCTTCTTCATAGTTAAGAGTCAATGTTCCTGTAATTTGAACATCACCATTACCATCAATAATAAATTGACGCTCTACTGGAGCACCGCCACCAGAGCCACTAGGAGGAACACCATTTTTCATTAAGCCGATGCCCCATTGGAAGTCTTCAAGACCAGTGGTGCTGTCAGTCATTACTACATCGTGATAAGCACCAACAACAGTTCCACTTCCAGGAGTCTGCACTTCATAAGTCATTGTAGTTCCAAAACCATTTGTAATAGTTCCATCTGCTAAGTGACGCAAGATTAATGGTGCACCAGGTGCGGAATAAGTGCCTGGTTCTCTGTTATGCAATGTTATAACGCTGGGCACACTTGTGTTAAGTTCACCAATAGGATTTGGCTGCCAATTAACGCTGTTACCATCTAAGTCAACAGGCACATTATTAGTAAATGCTCCAAAGTTTTTCTTAACACCTAAACGGGCTTTTAAGAAATATCTACGATATAATTGACTGTTTGCTGGTAATTCAGTGATAATTGCACTTAAGGTTCCTCCAGTTTCAAAATTACTAGCATTGCCTGGAGGTGTAATTTTCTTTAAAAATATAAAATCACTGTCCACTGGTTGATCAAATAAATCATCAGTCCCAGTAGTTGCTGTTGGGATATTAACTGTATAAGTGCCAGTGCCTCCGGCTGTAGTGAAGTTGTAATTACCACTTGCTTGAACTGTAAATGCTTTGTCCAATGTAACTGTATTACCGCTAATTGCTACAACCATAGCATCTGCAGGAATACCAACTGCTGGAGAATTTAATCCAGGCTTTTGTCCAATAACAACACCTGTGACATTGTTTAGCGTAAATGTAAATGCACCTGGTGCACCACCACTGCTAAATGTTTTTGTTGAAATAGCAGTCTGTGTTAATTGACTAACAACTGTAACTCCGCCTAGGTCAAAATAATCACCGGGATTGATACTGTTATAAGTTACTGAAGTAACAGTCATAATGTTTCCAGCAACACCACTGTAAGTTCCAGGTGTGCTGTTATTATCAATCCAACCAGTTACACTATTTGGATCCCAACCTTCTGTGTAATATATTTCAATTTCATCAAATGGGCCACCAGTTGTTGGAATAGCAACATTGAATGTAAAGTTAGGCACACTATCATTGGCTCTAACATTTGTAATTGTTGGATTATCTGGACTAGGCAAACCTACACTACTGACAAGATTACCAATGCCAATATTAGCAATGGTTGTAAATTCTGTGATTGGTTCTACAGTATACGCATCTGGATTGTATTCCACTGCCTGTATACTAGCAGTTAAATTACCATCATCACTTTCAATTTCTTTGACACGCATTACTCTAAAGTATTTGCCATCAGGGAAAGTTGGTGCACACCATCCATATAATTCATTGTAAACAGAAATGACATCACCGGCCTGTGCCTGTATGCCATAAAATGTTGAATCAAAATCAATGACAATGTCATCACGGCTTTGACGCAGTTCTAATTGTCCAATAAGTTCTGCCTGCACTGAGTTGTTAACTAAGTCAAGATTCATACGCAATTGATTGTCTGGCTCATTGGCATTACGCAATGCCGCAGGTAAGTTTAATCTAGCATAGGCCTTTTGATCCTTGTTGTATTTGTTGTAAAACTCCACTTCAAACTTATTGTATAAGTCTTCCAAGCGAGTGCTACCCATTGTAATACCAGAAATAATATTATCATCACTGAACTGCAATGCCGCGTCTAATTCACCGCTTGTGGCTGCTCGTTTAGGTATTGGTTGCCATAGACCTGTGGCAACATTATAACTCATCCAAGCACCACCATTTTGTAAAATACTGTCTATGTTTGCTTTGACCTGTTGACTTGTATCAATAATACTATTAATTGTATAACGCTTTTGTGTAGTGCTACCGCCACCAATTGGAGTGTAAGTTATTTCATCATCATAATACGCTTGCCATTTTGCAAATGCGCTGGTAGTAGGTGTTGTATCAATGGCTGAAGTTTCAATACCAGCACCATAACGCTTAGATGTCATATAGTCATACCAAACATCTGCTGGATTATTAATATTGTTATCCAGTTTAAATGTCATATTGGCTAGGCCAGTAAATCCTTTTTCACCACCATAAGTTAATTTAATGATGGCAAATACAAGACCCTGCATTTTATAATCACTGGTCCAACTGCCATCATTATCACCCCACATCTCCCAGGCTGGCACAGCGCCAGTTGTAGGGAAGATTTGATCAGCAGCCGCACTACTGCCTGCGTAAACACGAACTTCAACAAAACTCTTACCGTCAACAACAAAGTTTGTATCAACAAAGTCTTCAGTAACGCCATCAGGATTATCTACATTCTTACGACCTTCTATAGCTTTTTGTTTGTTTGTGGCATCAAATACTAAACGCAGGTCATTCCAATAAATGTCATCAACTGTGTAAGCAGCACTGGCATTATTACAGGTTTCACTGAGAACAATACAGTAATACATTGTATCATTGTTTTCTCCACCTAGACTTTTTAATCTTGCATCCGTTATAATACCATTAACAAACGCATTACCATAGACTATGGGAATTTTATTATTGGTTGCAGGAGGAATTTGTATTCGCCCACCTTGACTGCCTTGGGCACTATTTGGTCCTTTATTTTGATTACCATTAACAACCCTACTCAGTCCATAAGCGGTTCCCACAGCAACGGCTCCGGCCGTAAGAGTAAAAAGTGCTGTTCCTGCTTCAACTCCAGCGTATGTCGCTACAAATTCTCCAAATGCCCATAGTGATGCAGCCATATTATAATTCCTTTAATGCTCTGCTAACAACAACTTCTTCGTCTTGATAGCCTAATCTGTGTAAGATTTTTCTAAAATCTTTTGAATACTTTACGTGCCAAGTTATTTTACTAACATTCAAGGCTTCTAATACCATCTCACTATATTTAATAAGTTTTATACCAGTCATACCTTGACGATGACTTGGTGCTAAAAATAAAACATCATTTCTAGCAAACATATTATTTTTATAATGTATATGCCAGTCAAGAAAGAACACTGAATAACCTACAAGTAAATCATCATCTCTGGCAATGACAATGCATAGTTTATTTTCTTCTAACAGCGTTTGATATCTATTCCAATCAGGATCTAACTTTATTACATTCTTATCAAGTGTAAGTTCTTGATAGTGTAATTCTAGTAGTCCTTGTATTTCATCTTTAACTGTAAAAACATCTTTAATAACTTCAAATCTAATCATTTTATTCCTTAATTAGGCATCCAAATTGGCCCACCTTCAGTTTCCATCCAAGTTCCTCCACCACCACCGCCATTACCACCATTAACATTGCTGACAGCCTGTGGAACATACTTCTTACCAAAGTCAAAACTTGAATTATATAGCACTTCAATTCTATCCATACTTGGATCTGTGGCATAGGTAGTATTATTAAGTTCAGCCCAGAAAGTTTGATAATCTTGTTGATTTGTTCTGCGCC